CTTAGGGCAGGCATTAACCAAAACACTTCCATCCTCTTTTAAATACCTCGAACAACTTGGTTACAAAAAGTACGACGAACGGACAAAGTCAGGCGACTATGTGATTTGTCGGAAACCACCTGAACATTTCTATGAACCTCACGAACGTGTAATGAGTTTCGAAAATATGATCACGTTCTCCAACGGTCATGGTCTTTACCTGTTAAGTCAGATGGCCGGTGCCCGTGGTCCTAATGCTGATTATAATATCACGGATGAGGCATTGACCATTAATAAGATTAAATTCGATCAGGAAGCGGCAGCCACCAATCGTGGAAATGAAGAGATATTTGGATTTAAATCTCAGAACCCACTTTTGAAACATCACGGATCCACGTTCACCAGTTCCATGGGATATCTTCCGGAACATAAATGGATGAGTGAATTTGGCAGTTATTATGAAGAGGAAGCCGGTATTCGTATTTTTGAAATATGGAATAAAATTGTCGGACTTCAACTTCAACTTATAAAGGCGCACCTCGACAAAGATCAGAAGCTTTGCATTGAATTATGGCACGAAGCAACCCGTTTACGTAAGACAATCACCCCTTTTGTATCAAAAGACGGTGTTTTGTTCATGCTTTCCAATGCATTCGATAATGTGCATAACCTGGGATTTTCATACATTACCAAGATGTACCAGGTGATGGACACCACGACCTTTATGATTGAAATGCTGAACTATTACATTGACAAGGTAACGAACTGCTATTATGCCATTGACGAACGTCATGTGTATTACAAGGCCGATAATGATGACTATATCCGTGGATTGGCCGATAATAACGATTTCGACTGGGATGTGCTTAAAAAACGTCATTCGTTGTATGATGCCGATTGTGATCCGAACCAACCGATAGAGATAACGCCTGACTGGGGAAGTAAGATCAGCCTTATTGAAGTAAGCCAGGAGCGCATGTATGACTTTGTAACAGGACTGATCACTAAGACAGACAACAATATCAACGAATTCTATGTGAAGCCTGATAACAATGATGACAACATGATCAATACGTTAATGGATAACTTCTGTGATTACTATCGCTATCATAAGAAGAAGATTGTTCGTTATACTGTTGATACCTATGGTGACATCAGGTTGGCCAACTCAACCAAGACCTACAACCAACATGCCATATCACGCCTTGAACGTAACCATTGGAAGGTAGAGATACGTAAGCACCCGGGCAAAGAACCACCACACAATGACAAGTATCTGCTATGGCGTTACCTGCTCAATGAAACAGACCCATCACTACCTAAGAAGCGATTCAATGGTACACGATGCAAGTACACACTTATATCAATGAACAACACAGCCGTAATACAGAAGACATCAGGACTGTTTGAGAAGGATAAGAAGAGTGAAGCACGCACATCAGTACTACCCGAAGAAGCAACACACTTCAGTGATGCAGTTGATAAGCGCATATGGACTAAGTATGGCAATCAATTGAAGAAAGGATCTGCATTCATTAATCCTCGTCTTTAGTTAATAAGTTGATTAGTTAATTAGTGATTGGTTGATTGGTGATCAGTCTCATCACATCAACCAATCATCACATCACATCATCACTACTACCTACTATCAACTACCTACTACCAACTAATGTTAAAATTCATATTTCCTTAACATTGTGCGGTTTTTCGTGACCGTGCGGATAGGGCGGGGTGGCCTTTGCAGGCAAACAAGCGTTCAACTTTCCGGCAAATTGACACGTTTAAACCCTTAATTGTTAATTAATTCCGTAAATATTAGAGTTTTTTAAGAAAGAACCCCCAACCACTAAAGGGGGGTAAGAAAGAAACCATATCAGGTACTAATATTTCTTACTCCCCTTTAGGGGTTGGGGGTTTTTTCCTGTCCTTTTCATGAGTGCTGTACCTCCTTAATTTTGTATCGTTAAAGCTATCATAATATGATTGAGAATAGATTTCCTGCTTCCGGATTAAGTGCTGAGTATGGTGATATCATTATGGATACTGTTGCCGGTTCGGTGGCTGTTTCGGTGATGCATGCAGGCAATTTATTGCTGTCGGAAGTCTATACACCCGATACGGATGGTAAAATCTTCATTCATGAACTGGGTACGCTGGCCATGCTTCTGAAAACAAACAATGACTTACTGCTCACCAATGGAGTGGAGTCGAATTCCGTAGTACTTAGTGTGTCTTTAACAGAAGGTGTGCAGGTCATTACCAAGGATGTAACAATTTACCAGTCTATTGTTGACTTTTCAGGATCAATAGACGTGGCGTTGCTCCGGATGATTCCACTTACCCGTATGACCAAGAAAACAACCGGTCCCGGACGTACTGAATTTGTCAGTTTTTACGGTCCAGGTACTGTCAAAGTTTATATTGCTAAAAAAGGAGTTGATCAGGATGTGGCCGTGACGCTCGATCTGTTGGTGATGGATGTTGCTTCGATGTACCGGATCAATGTTTCGCCTGCTGTGATTGCCCTGATGACCGGTTGCACGGTTGCCGATCTGATCTACTATAATATTTACACATCTACCGACTGTATCATCCGGTTCACGATGGATCAGCGCAATTATCCACAAAAACGAACTTTCATTTTTCGAAATTGCTTTGGTGCCCAGGAATCATTTACCTGTATCGGGGATGAAGAAAGTTCGCGTAAATGGGAACGGACCTTCGGGGTACAGTCCAACAAACAACTTCAGATAAGCCGTGACCTGGTGAACTCGATTGCGGTAAATACCGGGTATGTTTCGGCACAATCAGTGGAAGCGCTGGAAGATTTGATCAACAGTGACCAATTGGCCTTGCTGGATGCTCAGGGATTTCAACCGATCGTTATCCTGGAGGAAGATTTTAAAAACGGTAGCCGGCGCGATGAACTTAGATCGTTCAGTTTCACATACCGGTACGCTTCGAACAACCAGTTCCGGACTACCTACGCAGCATTTAAAAAACCGCGGGTGTTCGATGCAACGTTTGACGAAACATTTAATTGATGTCACGGCCCACACACATACGGCGTAACATGATGCTCCGCGAACTGGACATTAAGTGGCTACCAAACGGTAAGCGGATGTTATTCTCTGTCAAGTTTATAACCAAGTCCGGAGCGTTGCACTTTTTTCCGATTGCCTGTTGCCGTGGATTGCGCTACGATATGAGGGATGCCCGGCAACGGGGAATTCAACCGTGTGATGAGTACGGTAATCCGATTGATCACGTGTATCCGGCCGGCATTGAAGCGATCATACAATACAACCAAATGGAAGTAATACTTTAAAACTATGGATATATTATTCAGCAAAACAGGCGCTCCGCTTATCATGACCTCGAATCATATCTTTGCTTCGACCACCGGCGGACCTGAAGGAATTTCGAAAGAAGAAAAAAAGAACCTGATTCAGACGGTGGATACCAAACTCGATCAGGATTTTACAACACTGAGCGGTATCAGGTTGCTCAGCTGGGGAGTTGCGAACGACTTCCCTCAATGGGCTGATAAGATTATTACCTCTACCAGCGTGCTTAATTCGGGGTTGAAGTTTATCCGTAACTTTACCCTTGGACAAGGTGTGTATGCCTGCAAGGTATCCGGATACGATGACGATGGTAATGAAATACTGATACCATATCCAAATCCGATTCCACAACAGATCCTTTCGTCTCCTAAGATTCGCCGCTATTTCGAACTGGCAGGGCGTGACTACTTTAAATTCGGATGCTCCGGGGTTCAGTTAATCCCGAACGTTGACGGCTCGCAAATCGTTGGCCTGAACGTGTTGAATGCTTATTTCTTCCGGATCAGCGAACGGGATACAAACGGGAATGAAAAATGTGTGGTATCCGGTAAGTTCCCTGAATCACCAAGCACGACCGATTTTAAAACCTTTGACGTGTTATTGGACTACGATCCGATTATGGACATGGATATACGGCGCTTCGAGGGCAAAGGAAAAGAAAGCGCTGTGTTCATGATCCGTGACTCCTGGAGTAACCGCGATACGTACTCAGAACCTGTGTGGCTTTCTGCTTTCCTTGCCGGATGGATAGACATTGCCAAGTCGGTGCCAAAATACCTTCAGAAGGCTTACAAGAACCAGATAACCTGTAAATTTCATATACAGATCCCGTATTCGTTCTGGGATAAGAAGTTTCCTGAAACTGATTTTGAAACAACCAAAGATCGTGAGGCTGCTATCGGGTTATACATGGATGATATTGAAGCGAACCTGTTGGGTGCTGACAATGCCGAAAAGCCTTTGTTTACTACCTATGAACAAAACGATATCACCGGAAAGATAGAACAGGGATGGATCATTACTAAGTTGGATACAAATTCAATGGATGCTGAAAAACTGGTAACCTCTGCAGCTGCGAACTCAGAGATCCTGTTTGCCCTGATGATTAACCCCAACGTACTGGGCGCGGGAATGCCTGGCGGGACTTATGCCGGGAACCAGGGTGGCTCGAATATCCGTGAAGCATTCCTGGTAAACATTGCCAACGCGTGGGTGGACCGTCAGAACTTCCTCGACCCGATTGAAGTAATGATCCGTTATAATGGATATCCTGATTGTGCGCTACGGTACCGGAATACGATATTGACCACCTTAGACAAGGGTAGTGGTACTAAAAAGAACCTGGCTTAAATTACTTTTTCTTTTTTCATAATTATTGGTTTGAACTCTGATATCCGTTCTGGTCTGTGAAGATCGGAGCGGATTTTTTTAATGACCCCCAACCCCTAAAGGGGAGTAAGAAAGAGAAGAGAAGAAAGAAAGCCCCGGTACTATTGTATCGGGGGTTTTTATGCTTTTTGCAGCCGCTGACATCTCCTGACATCTCCTGACATCAATATGTAGTATAAATTAAACATTTTTTATATCTTTGTGAACTAATTATACAAACCATTTAAATTTAAATCTTATGAAAAAAGTATTTTGGATTATTATCGCTATTTTGATTGTTATTCTTTATTCAGCAAGTAAATATAATGATTACATTGTTAAAAAATATGGACTTGAAGAACCTAAATCAATTGTATTGAACGCAAAATTGAGTAAAACTGAAACATTATTGATAATTAAAAATAACGATGTATTTGATTATGATAATGTAACGTTAAAACTAAATGATGATTATAAATTGAATGTTACTAAAATACCTGCCGGAAAATACTATAATGCCAGAATATTTGATTTCTCAAATAGTAATTCGGAAAGATTTACTTTTGATAAAAAACCCAAAGAACTTACTTTAATTTTTGATTATTGCGGTGAATATGCTTTGGCTAAATGGAAATTAGAATAATATTTTAAAAATAATCTCATTTTTGCATTGTCAATTCAAAAACTATTCGCACTTTTGCAACGCAAACAATCATTTACGGGACATTGTCCCAGCTAACGTGCTGGTTTTTTTATGTCCAAAAACTTATTATTATTATATAGCGATGCTATATCTCGGGCCGTGAAGAACGGCGATACTCCCCCCGTGGTGGTTGTTTGCAGCGAGATATTGGCATCGCTTTTTTTATGCCATATAATTTAAATGCAAACAACTACCCAAATGACAACAACCACCATCCGCAGGCCTTATCCTGCCAAACCAAAGAAACAAGCGCCGGTAGAGTATTCCGGTATTATCAGCAAAGAAAATTCACTGTCAATCCTTCGGGATTTCTACCTGCAGGCAAAAAAGGAAATTACAGGCGCTACCAATGTATGCCTACGTTCCGAACGCGATTACTCCAGTCTTACCTTCAAGGCTGATGGCTTTAACCTCGAACTTAACTTTACGGAAGGGAGGGAAGCGATATGACCATCATCAATGGAATGGAAGTAACTGATCAACTGGTCGACTTTCTAAAACAAATGGCACCCTACTCAGAAGGTCAGGAAAGCCATGTTGATTCGGCTATTGAAAGCCTTTTTGAATTGAATGATTATCTGGTTGGTGCCCTTACTGAGGTAGTAACCGATGATATCGTAAAAATGAGAGAAATAAGCAATTACCTCATTAACGTGAAATCGTTGAAAGATGATTTGAAAGAATTGAATGGACTGTTGAAAGAATGCAGTATAGATAGGAAGAAAGACGCTCAATAGTTAATCATCTATAAATAATAAATGTATGTACTTGATTAACAAATGATTACATTATCTTTACATCATAATTAAAATATAAATCATTTAAATCAATCAAAAGTTATGAAAACAAACGAAATTGCAACGATCAACAATGTGGTAATTATGGCCACAGAAGGTGAAAAAATGATTCCTATTAAGCCAATTTGTGAAGCCTTAGGGATTGCCTATGAACCTCAATTTACAAAGTTAAAAGAGCATGATTTTTTAAGTTCAACTGTTACGCTGAGCGTAATGGTTGGAGCTGATGGAAAAGACAGAGAAATGGTATGTTTACCCTATGAATTTATATTCGGATGGCTGTTTACCATTAACCCGAAAAATGTAAAGCCCGAAGCCCAGGAAGCCGTGGAAAAATATCAGATTGAATGTTACAAAGTTTTATTTGCTCACTTTGCGGAACCTCAGATTTTCCTTGCTGAACAAAAAAAGGTAACTGATGATTTACTTGATCAACGCGAAAAAGCAAAATTGAATTTCCGTAAGGCAGACGTTATTTTAAAGGATATTGAAAAGAATATTAATGTTACCCGCAAAATGACAATTGACGAATGGAGAAAGGCAAACAAACAAATAGAGATTCAATTTACAACTGAATAAATTAAATTCAACCGGGGTTATAATAACCTCGGTTGAAACTTCAGTTAGGGTTATAATAACCTCAACTGAAGTTACCTTTATGACAAAGGCAACTAAAATTAAAAAAACTAACTTGTGATTAAAAAACATATGAAAAAAGATACTACTAAATTAACCTTTTCAAAACTCATTCATGAAACTGAAGAATTAATATCAAAAAATTTAATGCAGGTTACCGCAGAAAAATTTAGCGTATTGTTAGTTGAAGATATCTGGAAGCAATTTGATGAGGGAGGTCAATTAAACTTTTTAAAAAATATGCTTGGGTATTGCAAACTTAAAAATGCATACGATCAGGAAGAAAAGACTGTGGATCCTGAATTAAAAGTAATGATCAAAAATAAGGATCAAAAAGTAATTCTTTTCTGCCGGTTTAAAAATGACATTGCTGAGTTTATTGATATCCCGTAATAATTAAGACTATGAGTAAAAAAATAGGATTTGACCGTTCCGATGATCAGGAACCGGAAGAGGATGAACTTGAAAAGATAAAGAAGGCCGAACGGGAAGCACTAAAGCCATTTATACTGGCTAACTATCTACCCATTGGATCCACTGATCAAAAGGAATTCAAAACATCCATGGAACTGCAGTATGAACTTCATGAGATGATTGATTTTTCGACTAAAACGCTAAATCTTTGCCTGGCTGAAATGGGATTTAAGATTGAATTTGTTGAATATGTGCCGTTATGGGTTATGTACAGTCTGAACTGTGATTTATGCGATTAATATGATTTATATGATTTTAAAACCCAACTGGATCAAGTTGGGTTTTTTTATTTGTATTAATCTGTGTAAATCAGTGTAATCTGTGGACAATCTCTTTTTCTTATCTGTGTAAATCCTTTCTTCAATCTGTGTAAATCTTTTTTATGTCCTTTTCATAGGTCGTGATCAGTTATAAATTTGTATACTCAAAATTATAAGATCATGATATTTTCAAAAGAGAAATGGGATTCAAGTAACGAGATCCGGCCTTATATAAGCGTATCCAATGCGCTAAAGTTCGCCACCATGGAGGCACCGCTCCGGAATGCGTTCGAAATGTTTTTGCGTACGTTGCTGGGTGATGCCCTGGTAACTGACCTGGAAGCGTATTATGCAGATGCCAATCGTACGGCTAAACAACTCCGGTTACTGCAACTGGCTCAGCGTGCCAATGCATTGCTGGCGTTCTGGTATGATTACGACGAAATGCAGGTGATCATTGGTGACTCCGGCGCGAAACGTCAGGAATCGGAAACGACTAAGACTCCATACAAATACCAGGAACAAGCATTAAAAAAAGGCTGGAAAGAAAAAGGGTTCTGTGCCCTGGATGATTTGCTTACTTACCTCGAAGCTGAAAAAGCCACGTTTACCAATTATAAAAACACTTCTGCCAAAACAGAGATTGTCCGATCAGCTGCTGAAGTGGATGACTACTACTATATATCAGGTAGCCGTATTATATTCCTCAGGCTTCGTCCTCATTTCCGGAACGTGATCAATACCATCATTGCTCCCCGCCTGGGAACTACCTACACCGACATGATCACTGAACTGGCCAAAGAAACTCCGGACGCAAAATATACTAAACTTCGTGAGACATTGATTCCGGTAGTGGTATTCTATGCCGTTGCCCGCCTTATGCGTGAGACAGGCAGTCTGACTGATAAAGGTCTGTTTTTCGAAACTTTGAAGAATACCGACGACGCTGTGAATACTTCCCTGGTACCCGACGAACGCATGACCGCTCAGGCAACCATGGCCGAAGCGGATGCACTGGCATACTGGAAGATTGCTGAAAAGATGCTGACTAAGGATTTTCAGTATGTAGGCAGTACCGGATCAAAGATTCCGAAACGGGATAACAACGATAAAAAAGCATTCTGGGCGTGAAATAAAAGAACCCCCAACCCCTAAAGGGGGGAAAGAAAAGAGAAACCAATAAAAGTATAATATTTTGAAAAATGTAAGGATAGAATATACAAGATATCATTTTTTTCACCGGCAGGTAGAAATCAATGTTCCGGAGCGTTGGGAGGACTTGAATTGTAACCAGTTCGCTACATGTGCCGGTATATATATAAAACCTTTGGGAGATGTTGAGTTTATAAGCCGGTATTTTGGTATTAAAAAGAACCTGGTTAAACGAATGAGTAAGTTCGAACAATACCGGTTGACTGAGTTGGCCGGATTTGCCACCAAACCTACCGGAACGGTGAACTTCTTTTATATGGAAGAAATACCGGGGACAAAATTGCTTTCACCGGCCGGTAAATTAAGGGATGTATCGTTCGAACATTTTAGCCTGTTTGACACCTTCTTTTTTGACTATGCCAACGAACCTACAGAAGATAATCTTTGCCGGTTAGTTGCTGCCATTTATCTGAAGAAAAATGAAAAGGTAACAGAGATCGATTTTGAAAGGCGTGTAAGACATATTGCATTTCAAGTAGATAAAGCAACACAGTATGCTATTTTTTTGAATTATGTTTTCCTTCGTGACTGGCTATCGAAGACATTCCGTTTTATTTTTGAAAAATCCGATCCGGAAGATGAACCGGAAACAAAACGAAAATTCAAACAACCCGCGAAACCCGGACGGCCTGACTGGAACTCGATACTCGACAGTCTGGTGGGGGATGATATCCTGAACTATGATTCATACAAGTCAATGAGTGCGATACTGGC